TGCGCTATAGTTTGCGGATAGGCCGGGAATGTAACCACACTGACATCATATAACCGCCCTACATTGACAATTTCTCTCCGTAATTCGCCGTCTTCTTCATACCAGCGATCGCCACTTTCCGACACCGAAAACCCAAAACTCATCTGATTGATGTCTCCACGCTTCATCATGAGTACCAAATCATTCGCATATTGGGTATTCGGTAACTTGATTTCCGCGCGCAATCCAATCTCATCTTCTTCGAGCTTCAGCGTTCCAGATACTGTCCTGCCTAGTACCAAATTCGGATCATGATTAATCAAGGCGCGGACATCGGCGTTTTTAATCGTCTCGGTAAACGCGCCTGGCAAAATCATCTCCCGAAATCCGCCTAAATCCTCGCTCCAGCGGTTAAAAACTGCCGCATAACCTGTCAACGTGACGGGTTCGCTTTCGCTAACTTCTGCGCGCAATTCAGACTTCACCGTCCGCAGTTCAATAAGTTCGTTTGGCATTGCGCTTTTTTCCAACCCGGCATCTTCGCGATGCTTTCTAAGATGCCGTTCGACACCAGATCGATCCGCTTCCGGGATGTCTGCCTGCGATAGTCTCGCCAGAGCATTATTCACCGCTGCAATGACGGCAGGAGCTCCGATTTCCGGCCGATGATGTGGGAATTTGTAGGAGCTTTTGGCATCTGGATCGCCTTCATCATCTACCCATGCGTGCATGTAACGCAGGACTTTTTCATCTTTCGGGGCATCCGCCACAGCTTGCGGGCCATCCCAATCGCTTTTTGTATCAACATCGGTGGTATGTGGTTTAATCGCAGCCATTCTTCACCTCCTATCCAGCAACAATCATGCAGTCACAGCCGTCATGTAACGGCGGATGAGCATGATCCTGTCTAACATGATACGGTTCGCCGTTCTGATTCAACACATCGCCAGCAGAGACAAATTTCTGACTAATCCCGATTTTCTTGCCGTCTAATTCATCACAAATCGGGCAATTTTCCTTGCCAGACGCAACCCAAGTAATAAAAGCAACACCTAATGTTGTAAAAGCAAACAGTGTAATTGCGCCGTTGGCGCGTACACTTTCCTTACTCGCGTCAAATTCCGCACGCGTTGTATCCCAATCGCTCATCTCTTCCTCAAGTTGCTCAAGAACATCGTTGTTACTTCTTTGAGCGATATTGATTGCGTTTGTGATACGCTCTCGACTGTAATACTCCATCCGCTGCGCCAATCTCTCCACATAAGCATCACTATACCGCTTGATGGCATCCCGATCGTAGTCATCCTTGCCAACCTCTTCCGTAGCAGCATCAGCCACAAGGTTGGCGTAAGTCTCCATAACCTTCCCCATATTCTTCTTGATGTATTCGCGATGCTCAGGATAAAACTCATCCAGATAATTCAAGAACTCATTGACATTGATTTTTATTTTTTTCTTTGCCGCATTCAACAGGTCATTCCGCTCACGGCGATAAACCCGCGCAAAAGCATCCGAAAACACCTTCCCGTACTCTTCCATCAGTTTTCGCCTGGTTTTAACCGCTCGCGCCCGGCGCTCATCACGCCTTTCCGAGATTTGAGCCAGATTTCTTTCCGTCTCAACACCAACCGCCGACATGTTAAGTGGCTCAAGGTATTTATCGCCCATGCCTTTTGGCAATGGGTTCATTTCTTCCAGTTCGCGGATGTCATCCACACTCATCCAGCCCCATTGTCTCGCAACCGAATAAGCCCGATAACGGCTTTCAATATCTCCTCTCAGCAGACCGGCAACCGTGTGTTTGGCATAAAATTGCTTTCTTTCGGTTTCTGTCAGTAAGTTCAAGCTGATAGACTGCTCGATATTCACAAGCCAAGGCATGAGGGTATAAGTGACAAATTCCAAACCCATGTGCTCGATATTAGAAAACGTTGCGCGATCCAAATCTCCGATCATGTGAGGCGGAACGCGAAATATCCGCGCAATCTCATTGATTTGAAACTTACGTGTTTCCAAAAATTGAGCGTCATCCGGCGAAATGCCGATTTTCTCTACCTTCATTCCTTCTTCAAGTATTGCAACACGATGAGCCCTTTCAAAACCACGATGTCTTTCCTCCCAAGACGACTTCAAACGTTTGTAAGCATCGTCTCCCAACTTGCCAGGATGTACCAAAACAAATCCAGGCTCGGCTTCATTGGCAAAAAACGATGCACCAAAACCTTCGGCTGCGAGTGACAACCCGATTGCCTCACGCGCCAAGCGGATCGGACTATAACCCATAATTCCATCACGCCCCAAACCGCGCAAGTGCCAGATGTTTTCTTGCGCAATGAAACGGTATTCTTTGCCAAATCGTTCAGGAAGTTCAACAGCATAAACCAGCAACCCGGTTCTTACATCACGCATAACCTGAACCGAATCTGGATTGAGCGGCCACAAACCGATAATTCTCCCGTTTGGCGCATACTCAATATACGAATAAGCATTACCACGCAAACACAAATGCACCATAAGGAGCTGACGATAGTCAAATGCCGTCATCTCACCGTTGGGCGCATCATGCAGTAACCCATACAGTGGATGATCAAGAGCTTTTTCCTTCGATCGACCATTTTGGCGGTACAAAACCAGCGGCAACATGGCTACGCTCTCGCTCAGTAATCGCACACAGGCATAAACCGCAGAAGCCCGAAGTGCATTATCGCTGGTAATCGCAACGCCGGTCAGAGACGTATTCCAAAGCGACTTACGCCGTTCCTTGATCAACTCTTCGGTGTAGTTCCGCTTCTCAAACCGCTCTAATAGCTTCGTCAGCAGGCTCATAAGGTTAGGATGCCTCGCTCTTCATAAACCGATCCGCTGTCATCGTACCTCAATGCCCGATCCAATGCCATGATCAACGCAACCATGCCGTCAATCTTCTCAATTGAGCGTTGCTTATCTGGCTTGATATTGCCGGCCGGATCAACCGCAGCTACCAGGTTATCCGCCATCCACGCCAAAACGGGGTTGTTGCCATGCGCCAATTTATGACTGAGAATTAGCTTTTCCAGCTCTTTCATCGGCGCGCTCATCGAGGCAAAACCCTGACCGAACTGAACCACTGTCAGCCCCATTTCCTGCAATTCCTGGACGATTTTGGTAGCTCCCCAGCGGTCGAAGGCGATCTCCTGCAAATCGTACATCTGCGCATCTTCATCGATCTGCGCCAAAATGTAGTCGTAGTCGATCACATTACCGGGTGTTGCGACCATATACCCCTGACGCACCCATGCATCATAAGGCACACGATCACGATGGCTTCGTTCGTGCATAGAGTCTTCTGGTATCCAGAACCGGCAAAGCACTTGATACGGATCATCGCTTCGTTCCGGCGGGAATACCAGTACAAATGCGCTAACATCCGTTGTCGAACTCAAGTCGAGACCACCATAACACCGTCTGCCGCGCAATCCGTTTGCATCAATCGCTTGCCCGCATAACTTCCAATGTTCAAGATTAACCCATTTCGTCTCGCTTTGTGTCCACACGTCCAGATCCAACCTCAAAAATGCATTTAGCTGGCTTGGTATCTCACGCGCCCTTTGCGCTTGCTGGCGCATGTAATCAATCTTTTTGCTAATGCCGATATTGGGATTAGCTTTGCGCCAAACAGACTCATCCTGCCAGTCATCATCTGTATCGATAGTATAGATAATACCGAACCAACGATCATCTGCAACAACTCCGCTCAGTACCTTCTCTGTGTATTCATGATGTTCCCAGCAGATCGACTCACGATCGTAGCCGGCCGTTGTGATTTCAAACTGCAGGGGATTTCGCCGCGCGCTTTGTGCCGTTTCGAGAATATCTACCAGATCACGTGTCTTGTGCGCGTGAAGCTCATCGATAATCGCCCCATGCACATTGAGACCATCCATGCTATCGGTGTCTCTCCCCAACGGCTCAAATTTACTGGCTGTACTCTCCACATGCAGGTTGTCGCGGAATACCCGCACTCTCTTTCGCAATGCAGGGCTGGCTTTAACCATTCTGGTTGCTTCGCTGTGGGTTATCCTGGCCTGGTCTCGCTTGGTTGCGGCACTGTAGATTTCGGCGCCAGGTTCACCGTCTGCGGTGAGCAGATATAACCCAATGCCGGCCGCAAGCGTGCTCTTGCCATTTTTACGTGCCACTTCGTTATACGCCCAGCGAAACCGCCGTGTGCCGTTATCCCGATACCAACCGAATAGATTCCAAACAATGAATTGCTGCCATGCTTCGAGGTGAAACGGCTGTCCGGCCCACTCGCCCTTTGAATGTTTAACAAGATTGAAAAACAAGAGTGCCAACTCGGCCTTTTTTTTGTTCAATACCAGACCGCGTTCCTTGCCGTGTTCAAGATCGGAAACGTATCGTTCGCAAGCTAAACATTCCCACTTGCCGGCCGGTATGTCTCCGCTTAAAACGCTATCCACGTAATCCAATATCTCACGCTCCCCCATCATTAACCACCTTCACGTCCTGCCCAAACAGTATCCGCTCTAACTCGTCAACCGTTTCGGGCTTTTCGGCTTTCACCCTGCTGCGACTGCTGGGCGTCATGCCAAACTCAACCATGAAGCGCCGCATCTGCTCTACCGCTTTATCGCGGATTGCCACCAGCGGATGCTGATAGACGTACCCTTTATCAGAGATGATCGTCTGCCCCTCTTCACGCAGACGTTTGACCGCATCTACCCACGTACTCCATGCTTGGCAGTATGCAGCCAACGCTGCTCTATCAACCCGCGTGAGCAAACCGGCATCAAATAGCTCGCGCGAAACCCTGCGCCATTCCGCCTTCGCCACCGGATCAAGATGTCGGGGCGGTCTGGGTATGGCAAGCTCGAATTTCGGTTCGGCTTCGTTGAGTTTTCGTTTGCCCGGATTGCCTGCCAGCCGTTTAATGGCGGTTGGTTTTGGCGGTCTCCCTGCCATTACCCCTTTACCTCCATTTCGCGGTCATAATTTTTAGACTGCCCGCACGGTCTCTTTTTGTTGCTTTCTAGAGATTTTCCACCCCCTACCCCCTCTTTTCTTGTCTTTCTGGAGTGGCATGACTTGCACAGGGCTTGCAGATTTTCTAATGTATTTTCTCCACCGCGCGACAGTGGAATGATGTGATCCACTTCCGTTGCAATAACAGGTTGATCTCCATGTATGCCAAATGGGTCTTCACACAACGGCTTCCCCCGCAATACCATCATGCGCAGCTTCTTCCAGTTGTAATCATAGCCGCGCCGTGCGGCAGATAGCCGTTCGTCCGGCAATCGTGCTGATGCCCTGTGCAATTCACAGTACAGTTCATTGCCGTAAACCAGGTTTCGGCAATCGCTAGCACGACAGGGACGTGGTGGTCTCACCGGCATCATGCACGCTCCAGATAGCGGTAATTGACCCAGAATTCCACCCCCCGCCATTTCAATATACAAACCCACTCCCCTTGAATATCCAGTACTTTTTTGGGTTCGTCTTCCGGGAGTAGTTTGCCGATAATTGCGTATCCCATGCCCGGCCCACTGCGGATATTCACATACTCATTGCCCTTAGCCAGCTTGACGTAGTCCAACGCCGCATCCGTACCCACATGTCCTGCCGGCTGCGCGCTGGCTTGAAGATAAGGCAATGGATCGACTTCGCCCTTGTTATAACTGTTTGGATGTCCTGGTATTCGTAATTCAAAATGGAGATGAGGGCCCGTCGAATAGCCAGTACTACCCGAATATCCAACCAAATCCCCTGCACGCACATTAGCGTTTGGTGACACCACCACGCTGCTCAAATGCGCGTACAACGTTTGAAATCCATCATGCTGAATTACAACATAATTTCCGTAACCGTTTTCGTCATATCCAACCCGAATGATTTTTCCATCTGCTGCGGAAAGAATAGGTGTACCCGTTGGAGTTCCCCAATCCACGCCGTTGTGACCTGGTTTTCCAAACCTGGCGTAGATGCTCGGATTTTCGCCAAACCGCTGGGTAATCGGATACTGACCGATGAACGGATACCTAATTTTCATTTATTCCTCACCAATATCTTTCCTCTTCAGACTGCTAAATCTTTTCTCGGTATTTATCTCATGCCGATTTAAAGTATCTTTCATGGACGCTACCTGACAGGCCATGTCGTTTATTTCTTTTGCTAGTAACGTCAATGACCTGTCCTGAGCTTCACGCAGTTCGCGCAAGAACGTTCGCCACTGGTTATCCCGTTCAGTCTGTTCTGCGGAATAGCGCTTCATCATCTCCAGTACAAACCAGACAAAAATTCCGACAAGTGGTATCTGTGCCAAGAGTGAAAGTATTGTTGAGTCCATGTTAGCCGTGCTTGGTCAATCCGTAAGTGCCTTGATTTGCCACCGCACTCAGGATGATGGCTCTCAATAATCCAACGAGCCCTGCTCGATCGCAAGTCAAGCCGATACCAAACTCTGCGCCGATGCTCAGGCAAGATAATCCGTAAATCACGCTTGCTACAACGATAACCATAGCCAGCATGACCAGACGTTTTGTCTCGGCCTGCAATTGATCAAATCGATCTCTAAGACCTGGCAAGTATGAAAACGTCAAAGACAACACCGTGCCGGCGATTAAGGCTAACTCATCAGCACCCATGCAACCTCCTTAAAAAGCAGTCGCCGGACCTTTCGGTCCGGCGTACTTCGCATTCTGCGACCTTGCTTTTATAGTACAACAAAATTCAATACATGTCAATACAAAAAACCGGCTTCCGACATATCGGAAGCCGGTTTTTTGTTATTGTTCTTGTTTATTCTCTTCTTCATATTGTTTTATGTAAAAAAGTATTGCATCGCGGACAATGTCGGATAAGGTTGTCCGCGATGTTTCAGACTTTTTAGCAATAATCTTTTGTAATTGTTTCATTATTTTTTCGGTCAATAGTATTGTTATACGGATATTATACTTTTCTTGGTAAATGGGCATTTGACACTCCTTGCTATCTCAACCGGCTTAACGCCCGAACGCCAATAATATTACCGTTAACATCGCGAACGACAGATTCGGGCGACGTGTCCGGGCTGAGGAGGTCTTTTCGCCACGGCTTGTCTTTATCCCCCTTGCCAACCGGTATCCATTTGCCACCTAAAATGAAATGACTGTAATTTTGCATCCGTTGTGGCTTGTCTTTTCCAACGCGCTTTTGCAACTCTTCCGAGTTCTGATCGAACCAGAACAAACATTCGTTGCAGATCACGTCACCATCTCCAACCAGCAAGTCATAGTTTGTGAAATTCTGCTTGACCCACCGGTTGAAGTCTATTCCGTCTTTATTCTGACCGCATACCCGGCATTTCATGGTTTTACTCGGATGAAGTAATACTGTTTGATTTTTATGGCTATCAAATACTCTTGCGAAACGCCATAAAATCGTTCACCGATTGCCAATGCCTCATTTTCACTGCCGGCAATTACCATCAACCAGGCTAAATCCTTAAGCATGGCAAACTTGTTCATCTCCCACCTCTACTGGCTTTTTCATCCCACAAGTTGGGCATTCGGTTGTTTCTACAAATTTTTGGTAAACGTTATGAAAGCGTGGTCGCCACCAATCAGGGTCGTTGTGTCTGTTGCGATTAGGGCAATTCTCTATTGCCCAGTCTGTGCCTTTCAACGCGTTGAACCAGAAATCTGCCAGAATGTGTCCATCATATTCCGGCACACGATACTTGTGAAACCTTTGCCAAAGCGAGTCCTGTTCTTTAAATGCGTCATCGCTTAGCAAACGCCTTGCAATTTCCCGTAATCGAATGCCCTCCTTCCATTTTTCCCATGAACGCTCTTTTGATTGATGTATTGCAACCTCAGCACGCGCTCTTTGTCTTAGTATTCTTTCCTTCTCTGCTTCAGGTGTAGTTGCAAATTGATCTGCAAAGAGCGGGTATCGTTTGGCAATTTTGTTGTTCTTTCGCTTGGCTGCCCTTTGCGCAACTTTATCAATGTCCATTTCAGACATTTCTTTTCACCTCCACATTACCAGACCAATCCTCAACCTTCTCAGACACTTCGTGGATGATTAAATCCATCTTGCCATCACGATAAGTGATGATGGCTTTGCCAAAGCCATTTCTCGCTACGACCTCCAAGTGATCTAAAAACTGCTCTAACTGCCGTTCGTCAAATAGCAACCAAAGTCTGTTCAGGATGTCTTCTACGTCACTCATTCGCTCACCTTTTTATTATTTACTCTGAACGGTATCGGAACATGCGGGCCCGTGCTCTTTCCACGATGCAGTCAATTGCTTCTCGGATGTCACAACTTTCATATGCCCCGCCTGTCACGTCAGAGTAGACTAAAATCCGGACCTCCTCTTCGCCGATTTCCACGTACGCCGTGGGGTCTCGATGAAGGCGCACCATGTCCGGCAATTTGTCTATCAGCAGATACGCGTTTTCGTCGACGACTTCGATGACATCTTGGGGCAAATCTTCCGCATAGTAGACTTTGATGTTCAAGCTTTCGGGTTTGTACTCTATGCGGCAGATTTCAGAATCCAGCTTGCTCATATACTCGATCTTTTGCTGAATTCTGATGTTTTCGAGCTTAACCACGAGATACCGTCTAAGATCGATACTGACGTTTCTCGGCAGGAGCAGCCTGGTTATGATGATAGCCATGTCAACATCCTTCGCTCACCTTTTTGTTATTCATTTTGACTCATGGCTCGCTTCGCTTGAATGGTTTTCACGGTTACAATGGCTCGCTTTTGGACAATGGTTTCCATTGTTGAAACGGCTCGCTCACATTCGGTTTTCTTTTGGAGGATGGCTCGCTCACTTTACGGTTTCCTGTTAGGAGAAACGGCTCGCTCATACAAATTGGATTGCTCAGGAGCTTTGGCTGATGGGTAATTTCCGACATCGGAATATTTGAGCAACTTATAGAGTAAAGTTTCAATCAAATCTTCCGCATACGCCATACCCCTGGCTATTCCCAGATTGTATGCTATTGCCAGTTCGCTTGAGCATCTTTCAACTTCTGCTCTTACAGACTTCTTTTCTTCTTTGATGTCCTCAAGTATCCGTTTAATTTCATCAGTAATATTCATCATTTTTTCTACCTTCCTTTTCGATTCTGACTACTGGGCTACTCATTACTTTTAGCTCGCTAAAGTAAATTGGTTTTCTCTTTAAGTAAGGCTCGCTTCAATCTTATGGTCATCTCGCTCAGAGTGGCTCGCTTGTTTATGGTGGGATTATCAAGTCTTACGGCTAATCCACCCGAATTCTTCGGGGGTGTAAATGTTGTGATGTCCATTCTCGCCGGCAATCCAGGGGGAGGTAACCGGCAATCCGTCAATCGTTCGCCAAATAAGCCAAAGATGCGCCAGCCAGATTTTGATCATCTTGCGCATGGCTGCATTGTGGATATGCGCCCGTGTCCAATCTGGTCGGTTGTTCTGGTAATAGGCTTTTGCACGGTCGTATATCTCACGGTACGGCGATCGACTGCGAAGAAATGATGTGCCGATCAGGTAACAAGTCGTCTTTAGACGCTGGTTATAGTGCAGCTTCTCACCCTTGCGTGGCATTTCCCGCCGGCCGTCAATCACCGCAAAGCCGGCATAGCGCCATAGTGCGCTGATGGTGTCGGCTTTTTCGATGTCAACCATTACCGCAACCTTAAGCGCCAGCGTCTTCCCTACGCCTCTTACTTTTGTCATGTACTCAACAATCGGAAAATCATCCGCCAGTTCATCCAAAGCCGAATCTAATTCTTTTTCCATGTCGAGAAATAACTTGTAATATTTCTCGATATAGTATCGGTAATCAGATTTATCTGTGCCTCGATCAATAGCATTGAGACGATTTTCAAACTGGATACGCGTTTTTTGCACGACCCGATCGCGCAAATCGACTAACGCGCGGGCTAGCTTGTTTGTTGTGTCTTTTGTTATTGTGCTTTTCATCGTTCCTCCTAACCGATTACAACTTTTATTACTACTTCGGCAAGACATAGCCAGTTTTACGCCACCACAACCACAAAACAAGTCTAGTGCCAGCATTCAGCTATCGGTTTCAACGCCGATCGACCATAGGGTTTTCTGCCCAACTGGATGTCTATCCACCCGCGGCCTTGACTTTCGGCTCCACGTTCCACCCCTTGTTTGATATAAAACATTCCAACCAGCAGCCTTAAGCGATGTCCCTAACTCCTCAACTAGAGTGTAGGTGATCAAACGCTTGTATCCCATCGCTCGCGCTGCCCGCCAGGCCGCAGCGTATAACATGCTAGCCGCGTTACGCGTGCCATCGGTACAGCAACGCGTTACCTCAAGCGTCCAGCCATCGTCAAAATAACGCGCTACAGGCCGGCCAACTGTAACAACGCCGACAACTTTTTCGCCATCATTCACCGCAATCCCAAACTTCCATCCCTGCGGTGGAGGGTGATGGCGATGGTACTGATGGATGAATTCACAGGCTTCAACATAGCTGATAGGCTGGAGTTCCAGCTTTATCTCTGACACTTCATTCCTCCCCCAACTCCTCAATTTTGAAGAGACCCCAGCCGAGACCGGCAGAGTTTTTGCTGTCCGGCAGGCCTTCGCCGATGCCGATTTGCAAGATCAATTGGCACAACATTTTCTACTTTCCATGCGTACATAGACATCCTCCTGCTATTTTTTCACTAAAGTCCAGATCAAAACCAGGATGAAAAACACCAGCGTAAAGTAAGTCCCGTAAATCAATATTGTTTCCATCGCTCATCCTCCTCCAAAACACTATCGGCCCATGAAGCAACCACGCACAGAGAAAAGATAAACACAATGACACTCACAATCAAAGCTGTCACTAACAGATAGATGACAAATGTCATATTCACCTCCATTGCCTCGAATAAATCGATAAATCCTGAACTTCTTGCCTGCTATCGCCGGCCATTGCCCATTCGAGCCAGCCAACGCTCAAAGGGCTGTAATGCTTGCCGTTTTTTCCGCGCTGTTTTTTCCAACGCTCAAAGTACGGCGTTAGATACGCTATTAGTGCCTCTTTGGTCGGATATTTAGACCTCAATGCCAGAATAATCTCGGTTGCCGGTGCGCGGATAGATGGCGGCATAGCCGGCATTTTCGTTACGCCGATATAAACCTCTTCGGCAAAAAGGGCTTCGGGGTATTCCTGCATAGCTGTAATAGCCATTGCAGTTTCAACCGGCGAAAAAGCAGGCGGAGAAGTAGCAGAAGCAGCAGCAGTTGCAGAAGCGTTGCGCGTTGATCTTTCTGCTTCTGCTTCTGCTTCTGTATCTATCTCTTCTGCTTCTGTTAATCTAATCTTTTTAATCTGCAAAACGTTTTGTTGCAATTGCGTTGCGTCGCCGTTGCAATCGCGTTGCGCGTCTGCAACGTTTTCGTTGCATTCGCGTTGCATTTGCGTTGCAGTCCCGTTGCGCTTGGATTTAGACAACGTTTCACCGTATTGCGCTTTGCGTTGCGATTCACGATAACGCCTTGAGCGATCGGTGTTACTTAGGGGTGCTTGCCGTTTGACAAAATTGACCACATACCAATAGCCTTCTTCCTCATCGTATGCGATGATACCGGTTTTGGCTATCTCTTCCAGATCGGCTTCCAATTCCTCTTCCTTCAAGCGCAGTATCCAAGCCATCTGCTTTACATCAGGAAGTTCGCCGGTTTCGCCATTCCGACCGGCAATCAAAAACAGTTCAATCGTACGTCTCCACAACCGATCGGGAAGCGTGGCGATCTTTGGGTCATCCAATATTTCGTGGTACAGCTTAATCCAGTAACTCATCGCTCCACCTCGTAACCAATACTCCTCAGCAAGTCTATTGCCATTTCGAGTTTGCGCGGACGTTCCTCTTCGGGAATTGCCGCAAGGTTTACCAGCATCCTGCCATCGCTAGATTTGATATAGCAATCCCCCTCAACTTTCGCTATTTTCTTCTTTTTCTGTGGCGTTTGATTGACTTTCATCATCATCTCTCCTGTTTACAGGCAATAGTTCACCGTCTTTTTTCAAGCCGATCAATTGCACGCGGCCATCCACGACTTTGTAAGCCGGTTTCGGTAAGACATGGCCGGCGCGGATCAGCTTGCCCCTGCATTCCGGACCCATCCCGATTGCTATCGAGTATGGGTCGGTCAGCTTACGCCCGCAGCGCTTACATTTTGCGCTGGAGCTCATTTCAGCTCCAATTGTTTATCTTGGACGGGGATTTCGCTGGGGATTGACTTCATGTTCTTGATCTTTGCGATCAATAAATCAATTTTGTTGCGCCGACTGATTAACTCTGCCAGCATCGCCCGTTTGCCTTTTTCACTGACATCCAGGCGATATCCAGCTTTTCCAGAGGTTGACAAGATCGGCACACCCTTCTGACGCAAAGACTCAATAGCTTTTCTAACTTTGCGGTCTTTCGTGTCATTGTTCATCACCCGCGCCGGCCTGACCTCGCGAAACACAATCGCGACCAACTGTGGGCGGGTCAAGCCGTCAGGGTTTTTCGACAACGCGTTGAACACGGATTTTTCCAAATCATCCAGTTCAACCTTGAGTTCCTTCAATAATTGCTCATAAACTTCGGTCATTGCTCCTCTCCAATTCAGAAACAATCTTTTCTAAATCGTCAATCGCCTTGCGATAGCCAGCAAGATATTCACGATCTTCTGGCTCATCATAAAGATTCGCAAGATCACGAAAACACCGATTTAGGTAATCGACTAGTGCGCGTGGTAACGAATGCGCGCCCCTCGCTGGCTGAGATGTCAATGGTTTAAACAAAATATTTCTTATGTTTCCCTTTCCGCCTCCTCGTAAATTAATAGCCGTGCGACATTGATATAAAAGCTCCAATTTGATGGGTCGCCATTAGATAAAATAGATACCCAAAGAGGGAGAATTTCGCGGGAATAGCTAAGTACCAGATATCGCGCAGCGTAGATTGCTATTGGGTGCGGTGTATTAACAATAATTTCGCGCAAGTAATTCAGGCAATTATTTCTTTCGTGTTTTTCTGTATAGAAAAATATATCGTATAACACAAATTCTTCTGACGTATTTTCCTCCATCACTTCTGACATATCTTCCTCCTTCATGGTCTGGTTTGAGCACCCTCACGCTCTAATAGGCGGAGGATGTTTTGAAACGAGTCCACAGCAATTGCAATTCGGCGAACGCGCTCAAGTTCGGTGTATTCACGCTCTTCAAGGAGCGGACGGATTGCCCGCAATCCGCGCGCTGCTTCTTCTGCCGCCCTGTCGCGTGCTTCCTTCGCCGAGTTGGGCCATTCACGCGGTCGTGTCATCGATGATCGCCTTCCTGGCTTCTTCTCTTGCCCGAACGTAACGGATAATTGAACCAACGATCATCGGCGTACCGCTTGCGGCAAAGGCAATAAGCGCCAGAACGGCAGCTTCGATATTGAGCATCGCCACACCGATTAGAGTAACAAAAACGCCGAAGGCAACAATCAAACTCATGTAGCCTTCGGCGTAACCTTTTCTGATTGCCCACGCCACAAATTGGTTGTACAACACACCAAAAAGGGCGAGCGCAATCACGACCGAAATCGCGCCAGAATCAAACCGAATTTCAATCATTTTGATTTGTCATCTATATTTGAATTTGATTCAATAACTTCTTCGTTTTTCTGTAACGAAAACCGCCTGTCCCATTCCCTACGAATGAGCCAGGCAGTTTCGGCAGATAATGAACGCATGTCTTGCTCTGCTAGTTGTCTTAACAATTCTATAATTTCTTTTTTCGCTCTGATCATTCCCATTTGCTAACCTCTGTTGTCATCGAATGATGACAGTATAGCAAACACTCGTTGCTTTGTCAATAGGAGATGACATGTTGACATCCCGCGATAACGCATGTAGTGCAATAATGTCAACGGATATGGACTTCGCTGATTGGTTGATATTGATGATGAATAAAAAGGGCTGGACACAGTCCGAACTGGCGCGGCGTTCACGGTTACCACGCCAGGTCATCAATAATTATGTCAACCGCAAGCGGATTAAGCCCGATGACGATTCGTTAAACAAAATCGCATCGGCTTTAGAAATATCACCGGCTATAGTATTTCGCGCTGCTGGAAAATTGCCAAAAGAAACTGAAGATGTCGATGAAGTAGATCAGTTTATCCATCTGCTGAAGCAATTTCCACCTGAAGTGAGGAAAGAAATAATTGAAGAATTAGAGTGGAAGCTAAGCCGATTGAAAAGCAAAAAAAAGGCAGAGCGGGGGAAACGCCCCGCTCAAACGTTATTAAATGTGCCCTAGAACATGCGTTCTAACGAGACCAAAACGAATGTCATCACGATAGCAACTCCTATAACTTACATGCAAGAAGTTGTGGGCGAAGCAAGCTATCAGGATGCATTCGAGGCTATCTGTGGAAAACGAAAAGAAGAAGGCGAGAATAAAGCTGTAGAAGCATTGATTGCACCTGAACCGGATAATCCCTACGATCCAAACGCGTTTAAGGTCATGGTTAGCGGCAAAATTGTTGGATATTTGCCACGCCGGTTTGCCGAAAACTTGCGCAATATCTATCAAAGATGCGGCATGACAGATACTACTCTTTTATCTGTTGGAGGCGTAATTCGGGGTGGCTGGGAAAGAGACGGAATCAAAGGGCATTATGGTATCTGGTTGGAATTACCGCCATTGGAAGTTTTAGAGAGACAGCTAAAACAAATTGAAAGAAAACCGCGTGAAAAGAAAATCAGTCCGCTTTTTATTTTGCTCATGATACCTTTAGGATTGATTTATTACTTCATGCTTGCTGGCATCATCGTTGGCGCGTTATCCACGATCTTGAGCTTATTTGGATAAGCCACGATCGTGGCTTTTAATAAATTTACGTGTGGAAATTTAGGATATAAAATATAGTCCAAGAGGTCGGAGGTTCAAATCCTCTCGCCCCGACAAAACAGGTCTAACTGTAACCTGTCGTGGCTGAGATGTCAACACCGATCTCTTGTCTGGAGGTGTCTCATGCCACGCGTGCTTAAAAGAGTAAGCATCATCCGTCTGGGTCGTATCCTAAATATGATGTACCGCCCATCAGAGTTGGCGGAAGAACTCTGTATATCCACAGAGACCATTTACCGCTCTTATCTCCCGGCAGGTATGCCATACACAAGAGACGAAAAAGGGGATATTTGGATTAACGGTAAACAGTTCGTCAGTTGGGCGCAGGAAACTATTGTTAAAAACAAAGCTAACCGTAAGCCATTGCCGGATAACACCGCCTGGTGTATGCGCTGCAATAGGCCTGTCGAACTGATTGATCCATCCATCGTTTACCAAAATAATTACATCGAATTATTGCAATCTAAATGTCCGGTATGCAAAGCTAAAATCAACCGCGCTAGAGGGAGAACGCCATGATCAATCGCCAAAACTATCACGACATAAAATCCTACCTTGATTACATGGAGAATATTCAGCAAGCCGAAAAATCTACCCTGAAACGCGCTTGGTCGCATCTGCGCCACCTACTGGAATGGGCCGATGAAAAGCCTTTTCCGCGCAGTCCATCTATTACCCCTACATTCCCAACCTATCTTGTGAATTATGTATCTAATGGGAAAAAGCTGGCTCCAAGTACGATAGTCAAATGCTTGACTCAGGCCCGCCAGTTTTACGCATATGCCAAAACCGCATGGCAAAGCCGGTACAAAACAATATCAGACACTTGGATCGCCAGTTTGAAACCTAATCGTAAAATACGCAGTAATTCTGGAATGCGAAACCACAAATTTTATACTCTTGATCAAGTAATGAAAATTGTTGAATACGATACAGACAATTTGCATTTAAAAAGAGCAAAGGTTGCAGTGGCAATGCTTTTTTGTTCGGGTATGCGAGCCGATGCTCTGGCTTCACTGCCGATAATCTGTGTCGATTTAGAGAATAATTGCGTCTTACAATTTCCGGAAATGGGAGTTAGAACAAAAAACTACAAATCCGGTATTACTTACTTATTACCTATCGATCCATTGCTGGAGTTAATTCACAAGTGGGATGAAATGGTGCGTTCTTTCCCCGAATATTGTTTGTGGTATTCCCCAATCTCACGAGATAACAGCAGACTTATTCCTACCACAATTGCTTACTATGGACGCAATTCGACCGTCCAAAAAGACGTGCGAATGATTTGCCAAGCCGCCGGTGTTGCATATTTATCCCCGCACAAGCTAAGGCATGGTCACGTCATGTACGCAATCCAACATGCAAAGACGATTAAGGATTTGAAAGCAATTAGCGCTAATGTCATGCATTCGTCATTAGTTGTTACCGATCAGATTTACGGCGTATTGCAAGATATTGATGTCAAAAATTTCATTACATCTTTGGAAAAATAGGGAATTTTCCGTATGTCATAAATACTAGTTTATTGATACAATGCAAAAAACAATTAAATCTGGAGGTTACTATGAACAATCAGGTTATTATCATAGCCGGATCTGAATATGGTGAGATTACTGCTTATTATGAAATTCAAGATAACGTATTACATCTAAAGCGCTATAAGGGCGATACTGGGTTGGCGGGTAACCATATTGCTCTTGAGTTTGACGGGGTAAATGTTGAAAGTGTGCCGGAGTTACGAAGAAAGCTCTTAGACGAGAACACTCACGGCGCAACGAGATGTGGATGTCATCTATGCAACTTAGGCCTATACATCATAGGTCTCGACCAACATCTTTGATATCAAGAAAGAGCGGGAATCCGCTCTTTCTTTTTTACGAAGTTTTCGATGTCGGAAACTAATCCCCCCACAACCAAAGTGTTTTTTGCAATAGCTCCACCGACAGCTCCGTGCCATCCAGTTCGGCAAGGCTGATCGGATTGATGTCAATCTCGACTTCCTCTTCCAGTGCTTTGTTGAATAACTCATTTGCCTCGCCGAGCTTTGCTTCATTCTGGCGTTTTTGCTCTTCTGTTAGATCATCCCCCTCGACAATTCCGACATCGGAAAGGATTTTTTTGCGGATTTCCTCCACGTCCTTGTAGTAGTCCTGCGCGCGGCGGATGGCTCGCGCAACCCTAATGGCATACTTCGCCGGTAGTTTGAGCTTGTTTAGCTCATCCTGCGCCGATAAAAGCTGGATAATGTCAATGTACGATACTTTCATGCTTTACCTCCTAGATGTCCTCTGCGTCTTTGAAATCTTGAGTAATTGGCTGGGCGAAGATCGATACTACGCCGGCCTCGGTATCCTTTGGCTTAACTTCCAACCCTTTCGGATCGGTGCTTCCCCCTTCCATGCTTCCTTCCTCGCCGGCCGATGGTTGCACCGGCTCCGGCGGGTTTTTCAGGTGATTGTACAGGTCAATACGGATATCGTTCTCGGTGAACTGCTCAAGCTGCCCGTAGTAGTTCCTGCGCTCAACAGGCTCGTGATTGGCAAGCCTGGCTTCCTGATTGGGATAGCCGGCCACATCAAAACTTATGGCATTTGTACGGTAATCAATCTGGGCATAGATAATCTTCCAGTACTCGCACTCAATGCCGTATCTGGTCATGATCTTTTTCTTCAGAGCCATATTTACTCCTTTCTTGGCACCATTTTAGCATTGGCTGATTAGATGTTGCTTTTAGTGCCCAAAGAACCCTTTGGTGACGTGATAGAACTCTGAAACATATTGTTCTTGCGGCCCTGACATCCACGCAACTCCAATGCCACCATGCAGATAATCATTGCCAACACCAGCCCGACCGAGTTCAAAGTTACCTGATGGTACTCTCATCTGGTACGGCGCACTGCTTGCACTCGTCCATGTCCCGTCGCAGAAGAACTTGATAATGTAGCTGCTTGAGTTAACCCAGCCATATATAAACCCTACATAGTGCCAGCCGGTATTGCTGAAATAAACAACGGGTACGTAACGAACAGTGTTGGTTGTATCGTAGTACCAAAATCCAAAGTAATTACCGGATGCGGCATGTACAGACCAGGCGACGGTTGAACTTCCGCATCTGGCTATCCCATGCATTCGGTTCATGCTGGAGATATATACCCATGCGCCAAAAGAAAACCAGTTGTTTGAATTCAGACCCCTATCTGCCGTGCGATAGAAATAATTCGAGCTGCCGTTTAACTGATATGTACGCAGCATACCCGGCGCGCCTTTGTCTATAAAGCTGGAGTAGTTGCCAGATAAATCTGTATTGTTATTAGTGCGATCCCCCATCACGACTTGTGTACCCGCCGTAAATCCTCCCGCCATCCATAATCCTCTTGTGCCCTCATATGTCAACGGCATTAACAATGCTGCCGTTGACGGAAAGGTGAAGCATAACGGGAAGCTCTCTCCCTGGCGATAAACGGTGTTGCTGATATCGCCGGTAGTCAGCATCATTCCATCCCTGGAGCCGCTCGAAATATACCCTTTCCTGTTACTGCCGATCATAAATTCAATGTCTGTTCCTGCTTTGATATCAATATAAGTGTTATTAAGGGTAATCGTTGAGCCGTAAACCTCTATTTTGATAGCACCGCTGTATACCAGAGTTATTCCGTTACTACTACCGGTGCTCACGGAATAAGAACCGCTGTAGATGGTATTGTGGCTATGGTTACTTAAAGCCAATGTTCCGCCGGTTGATGGCAAGGTGTACTCCTTGCTACCGACAAAGAATTTTATGTTTCTTGGGTCTATATCTATTTTGGAATAATCCGGTTGGCTGCCGACGGAAACAAAGTCAACCTGAATTGGGTTACTGGAAACGGTAACACTAACATTTACAGAACCGCTGTAATTGGACAAATATTGGAAAGAGTGTGTCGCAAGAGTTGAGAAAGTAAAGCTATGTTCAGCCAACAGGGTGTCATCAGATGTCTTACGAATAGTTACGGTTACGTAACAGCTTGCGTCTTTCCCAATAGCATAACCTCTTACTCTAACTAAGTACGATGTGCCGGATGATATGTTAAAACTTGACGAACTCAGCTTTATCCAGTTTGGACTTCCATAAACATACATGTTTACATATCCAGAACCAAAGCTATAATTGTATGTCCCACTGCCGGTTATCGTCCAATACGATGAGTTGTTTATTTCGTAATCTGGCACAAGCTCTGATGATGGAGAAAATAAACCGGAAGATATAGAAATTTTCGCAAGATCCACTCCGCTATAGTTCACAATCGTAGAGGTTATCTCTCCAACTGTGTTACTGCCCTGATATATCGATACAATTCTTCCATTGTTTGCAACATATAACCCGGTAGGTGTTAGATAGGACGTTCCGGAGTACAAGTAGCCGTTAGATGCGTCTATTTTGATAATCGATGTGCCATCTGATAAGCCATATAGCCCCGTCCTATCGATCCATATTCCTGTGCCGTTTGAAGCGTTGGTTGGCGGCGGATTGCCAATTGCCAATGCCGAGCTTATCCCATCCAGTAACAGCTTATTCAGCAACTTGTTGTTGCCAGAAGAGTTGAATTGAATGACGGTTGTACCGCCCGGATCGTTGATGTTCAGCACTCCCGCGCTGGTTAATTGCATTACGGTTGTTGTGTTGTTGCGAAGCCTTATCTCGCCACTGCTTATCAAAACGTTCGATTGCTCGCTTGCCACCTGACCGATGGTGATAGACGGTGTGTTGGCAATCTCCATTACCTTTGCTGAGTTGGCATAAAACTCTAAAAGCGAGCTTGTGGCGCGGAAGTAATTGGTAGGACTGGAATAGATCGTGATATTGCCGCTGGTGTCCAAAACAACCTTATCGGTTGATCCTGACCGCAGACGAAGGTTGGTATTGTTGATAACAATGTTGTTATTTGCAATATTGCCAATAGTAACGCTAGGAGTATTATTAATCTCCAATACTTCGGTGTTGTTGGCGTAAAATTCAAACTTTTGCCCATCGACCAGAAGGTAGTTATTGGCATCGGCATTGATCCTCAATGCACTGCCATTCCAAGCAATCATCTCATTGCCCGGATCGCCGGCCCGGAATTTGTACGTCCCGCCATCCTTACCCATCCAAATTCCGACGCCGGAACTGTACGTCAGAGATGTCTGGCTTCCGCCAACCCGAAAGGCCGGCTCGGATGGATTGAGGTTGATCGTGACATTTGCGCCATCGTAAACGTTGATAGGAATATTCTGAAATTCCGCGCCGGAGTTTGACAGGCGCAAAAATTTGTCTGATTGTCCTGTCCCGCTTCCGGCGTATAAACCAAACTCGTTATTGGCCGAGAATATCCCTCGCAGGTTTCCAAGCCGCGCATTTATGGTCTGGGTTGCGGGGTGCGTCTGCCAAGTGACCACCTGAGCATAGGGAGAGTCAATCCCGTATATTCCATCGATGGCATTGACCTCATAAAAGCCATTGCCGGACGTGCCGAAATCCAGCACCAGGGCATCCTTGTAAATTGTGCCAGAAGCAGAACCCGGTGTTGTACTATGGCGGGTAAACGTCCAGCGTTGTGTGCCATCTGCCTGGTCCTGATAATTGCTTACCGTACCCCATGCCCAGCTTATCGTCAGACTGCCGCCAGAGCGGCTGAACTGTCTGAATGCTACAAAATCGCCGGATACAAATACTGCCATGTCCGGAGCGGACGGCAAATCTTTGACAAAGAAATTTGCGCTGTTTCCGGCAGTAGGCAAAGTGAAATCCTGCGCCAGAACTGCAACGCTTTTACAGATAATCTGCCCGCCGGCCAGAGCCTGTTCCAGGTCCACGATAAAGGATTTGGTGTGAAGATCATCGGTGAACAGATAGCGGAAATCTCCCTCACCGGCATAGCTGATCCGCCAACCGGTTGTCTGGCTGGCATAGCCGTCGGACTGGATGGAGGCGCTGCTCATCAGCTTGACCAGATTGTTGCCCGGCTGAAGCAGGATTTCCGATGTCGGATTTACGGTCAGGGATTGCGGCGCATTGATGATCGGCACACGCAGGGAGGTCAGGATATTAGCCGTGCCGTTAACGTCAAGCGTGTATGTAGAGGTGGTCATTCCAACTCCAAGCTGTCCCTGTACATAACTATACCCGCTGCCATCGACTTGCAATACACCGGACATCTTGGTATTGCCGCTAATATCCAGAGCGAGGTTAGGAATAATGGATGTCTTGCCTATCGCAAGTTTAGAGGCAATGTAGCTATGGTCTGTACCATCAACCTTTATCACACCGGCGAACTTCCCATTCCCGTCCACATCCAGTTTCTCGAATGGGTTATTCTTTCCGATGCCGATGTTGCCCATGACATAGCTATTACCCGTACCATCGATCTTGGCAACGCCAGATGCTCTCAAGTTGCCATCTATGTCCAGTTTCTCGGATGGATTGTTATTACCAATGCCAAAATCCCCCATGACATAGCTGTTGCCGGTGCCTTCCATCCTAATCACGCCGGAGCCAAAGATGTTGCCACCCGTTGCGCCGGTCGCCGTGCCAACATTGATACCACCCTGCGCATTGATAGCAACGGTGAAGGTCTGCGCGCCTGTCCAGGTGTTATTGCGCGCGAAATCGATCGAGATCGTCCTATCCTGAACCAACTGCCCGCCACCGGTTAGTCCATCGCCTGCAAGGATACTCTTGGTTAGCCGCCCGGCTTCATAAGCCCGGCGTGTGCCTGAGCCTTCTGCATGAGCGTATTGGGTGTGATCGTCATCAAGCAATCCCAACAGAGCAAGACCATGATCAAGTTTTGAGCCTTCGGCATTGCTTTGATGATTGTGCACACCTACCCCTGCATGCGCAGTTGCCGCTGGCGCGAGGACATGAAGATCATACGAGCTTTTGAACCCGGAAATATCAACGCCATCAACCGTAACTCCATCGGCGACGGAAAGATTGCCGATAAGTTGTCTTGACCCATCTGTTTTAAGGAATTGTGGCGCCTGGCTATCTGCAAGACTTCCTGTATGATGAGATGAAAACAATCCATGTGGACTGGGAGAATATGGCCCCGAACCACCTCCGGCGGTCTGGATTAAGTCGAGTATGTACGCTTTTAATCCCTGAAATAGCTCAGAATACTTAATCTGTGCCATATTACCCTGTTATCCGTTGAATGACATCCCACGGACTAATTTGCCCACGTGCAACCGGCAAATAGCCCATTTCAAGATTGTATTCGGCTTCTTCGATAAATACCACTCTCGGATCGTTGATCCGAGCGGAGTCGATCTGTAATGTATAAGCGTCTGACAAAATACACACTCCGACAGGACACTTGAAAACAGCTAATTCACTGCCGAATTGATCTCTAACCTTACCATCAGACGATATGGTGAAATCGTGATAGTTATACGTAAACACCTGTAACGATTTTTCTTCGTAAATTACCACATTGCGCTCTCTGGTGACGTAAGCAAGCATCCGCCTTCCGTTTGTCGTTCCCATTTTCATCAAACGTTCTGCTTCTTCCTTGATGGTTAGAGATCCATCCCTGTATCTACCACCACTTATACCGGACGTTACATTTCTGGTTACGCCAGTAATATATTGACCGTTTGCGATAATCTCACTCAAAACAACTGCATTATCTGCCGATGTTGTTTGGCTTTGGGCGTAATACTTCCAATCCAGAGTATGCCACCACCCCCTGGCGATTATCTTCCCAGTGTTTGGTTTCATACCGGTATTTAACTCAACATGTGATAAGGGTTTTGAAAAATTATTGAGAATAATATTACGCGCATTATTAGCTTGACTTTCATTCATGCCGCCAGCCGAAACCATTAACTCCATCACTCCGTAAGCGGCAATGCTATCTGTGTTTTCAGCCCATTCTGTCGTAGCTCGTTGTCCTAATTCTGTCTCACCCTGCTCATTTACCGTAATCAAGGAATAAGTGACTGCTACTCGATTAGCCATTCCGTTCAAAGTCAAGCCAATTGTGTATGCGCCAAAACAAACACTCACTTCATTGACGTACCCCCACCATACCGGAATGCCGTCATAGAATATCTCGATTGGACATCGCAAAATATTGAAAAGGTCAAACAAAGCAAGTTTACTACCCCTAACCGACAACTCAGCTTCCTGACAACCGCCAATAACAGAAACACGATAACGTTCTGGTTGAATGACAACATCTCCAACAACCAAATGATTTTGAAAATCTCGTGTGGAGAATACAACATCAAAGCGTCCCATATCTTGCTCTATAAAATACCCTTACCAAGATTTTGCGGTTGATATCCAAATCTCCTGTATCACCACTTTGCTGAAAATAAAGCCGTTGCGTGCGATTTGGAATAAGAGTAATCGGCTTTCCAAACAGCATGTAAATTGATGCTTTCCCGCCTGGTGAATAACCCTCTACGTAAGATTGATCTTCTATGTAATCAACCGTCAACTGGGTTGTATGTGCCAATCCATATCCCCGTGGTTTCCACAATACAAATGACTCAGCGGGCATGAGATAAAGAAAATCTATAGCCAGCGCCCCGCCGCCGGACTTACGTCCATATAGGCTCAAGTCAAGAGAGTAAAGATCGTTTTGATCGATCAACCAAGGTGGTATTTGCAATGTACCAATCTCGATAAACCTTTCTCCGGTAGGTATTAATATCTCTTGATCTTCCTGAATAATGGTAATGGGATAGCCAGAAGGAAATGTAATTCTCGCTTGAATATAAGTGTTTGATACTGAGTTCATCAGCGCAGCGTATATCTTGAAATACCTTCCACCACCGTTGCTAATAATAGATGACGGAAGCGAGTATCTAGCAATAATTGTCTGATTGTTTCCTGACCATGTAATATTTCTATAATAACCGGCCGACGCGCCAGAACTTGCGACATTCGATCCACCCCATGCCGCACTCTCTCCCTCTATGATGTGAGTAAAAGAAGAAGGATTTGAGAATACATTTTGACTCAAGTACAGATTGCTAATTCTATTTGATGAATCGTACAAATTTTGCAGCCATACTCGCACCGGAGCGGGTAAATTCCCCCCAACATGCGACCCGCTAATTTGCACGTAATTATTACGTTTATTCGGTGGGCTTCCGCTACCATCATTGCAGTTAAAGACGTTTATACCACCAGTTACATTCGTTCCATTCCCGTTTGTCAATGGTAATTCTGTCTCCGAAAAACTTTCCCAAAATGGGAGCCTTTCTATGACGAGACCAACATCTACGCTTTTGTTCAACAACTTATAATGAGATAATTTATCACTGGCGATTACACGTCCATTAAGAAGACGACTTTGCACCACTGGCAAACTGCTATCCGCTTGATATAAAAGATAACACGGCACTCCTTGACGGTTGTCGTAATAATTTTTCGTTAGTTCAAAAAATCGCTCAATACTGCGAATCTTATCCGCGATTGCGCTAGAAGACGTACCTGTAATTCTTACGTCGATCGATTCCGTCAGCGATTCGGCGTTTGAATCATAACGTGGCACATAATCCATCAAATAAACCCCATCGGCTGTCAAGTTCACCGTATCGCTGCCGGATTGCAAAAGTAAGTATGTCATACGTACACCCTTAATCTATTGGCAATGCGGTAAGCCAACTCTTCCATGTCCATCTCATTGGACACATTGGCATATACATTGACATTGATTTGAGTGGTACTTGCAGTAGTCATGGTTGGCGTCGGAGTCGTCCCACCACCTGATGAGGTGGCTAAATTCCAATTATAGACAAGGTTATAAGCAGCAGTATAAGCAGCCGACATCAAAGAGGATATAGCAGATGTAAGAATTCCTTTATTGGCATTTACACCTTCAGCTATTTTCTGTACTATCAATTTTCCCACATTCCACCAAGCCGAATAACTTACACCTCCACTGACTGAACCAAACATGCTTGCAATTGCGGATGCCAGCGCTGAAGCATTACCACTTACTCCACTTGCAACCTGAGACGCTATTGATCTTCCTATTTGAGTCCAGTTATAACTTGACAATCTATTAGCAGCTACGCTGGCTAGTTGATTGGCCGCATTGGTCATACTACTGGTCATGGCTACCATACCAGAAGTTACATCTGTAATTATTTTCCGTCCTGTACCAAGCCAATCTTTTTGAATAAAGATACTTAACAGTTTTCCAACAGCTTCCACTATTGTTGAAATCCCATTGCCAATCCCTTGAATTAATCCTTCAACGATTTGCTTTCCAATCTCGATGAAAACTTTAGCCGGTGATTTAATCCCTAGAAATCCCTTTACCGCATCTACGATTGCTTTACCGATATCAGTTGCTATACTTTTTAGATTTGATAATAATGACTTTACACCATTGACAATCCCATCAATGACACTCTTGCCAACAGATTGCCAATCTGTCGTTTTAACACGATTTACAACATCATTAACAAAGTTTGTTACGGTAGTCTTAATCCATTCCCAAGCATTGCTGAAAGCTGTTTTGACATCTGCCCATAGCAAATCGACAAATTGGCGCAAATGCTGTCCAAATGCATACCAATCTCCCTCTTGAGCAGCTATAAAAGCCTTTAACAATGCATCTATCATCGGTTGTACTCGTTGAACTATTGCAAGAATAGCATTCCACACTTCATCCCATTTTGATTTTAGCCACTCTATTGCTTGTGGAACGCTTGTTTGAAACCATGTTATTGCCTGATCGACAAATGGTTTTAATGTGTTTTGCCAGAATGCTGTCAATGTGTCGCGAATTCCGCCCCAATTCTCCGTCCAAGCTCTGTACACAACATAAGCTATTGCCCCAATTGCAGCCATTACCGCAATTACCGGCGCGGCGGCAGTAATCATTGATACCAAAGCAGGAATAACGGTCGTAAAGACAAAAGCAACTACTGCTGCACTCAACGCTGCCAATACGCCAACTACGATTGCCTTATTCTGATTAAGCCAATCGCTCAACTCCCGAAATTTTTGTAAGACAACGGGAATAGAGCGTACAACATTACTGGCAAAGTCAGACAGTTTGCCTGTTATAGCTTTGATAAATTCCTGAAACTTAGCACCTCTTACCAATTCTAATAACGCGCCAGCTAAATCTTTTAGAGATGGTAATAATGCCATGCCAATTTCTTCTGATGCATCGCCGAGTGCATTTTTTAGTATCGTCAGTTGCCCTGCAAATGTTTGCCCTGCTGCCTTTGCACTACCGCCAAATTCTGTTTGCAATTCTTGCAAAATCATCTTCTGCGCTTCCATGATGTTTCCGGACTCTACCAGCGACTTGATGACCTTCATCTGCTCTTCGCTAAAGTTAACCCCTACCCTTTTCAGCGCAGTCACACCGTTGATTGGGTCTTGCAAAGCTTTGCCTAACTGCGTTACACTGGTTTGTAAATCCTGCCCTAACGCTTGCGACATGTCCAAAGCTGTTTCTATTGCTGCCGGGAAAACATCTTTGGATACGCTGGTGAAAGTCAGCATCAGGTTTTCGGCAGACAATATCGCTTCATCTTCAAACATTGTCACTTTTGATAGTGATTCGGCAAGACTGGTTGCCATTTCTGCGGTAACTCCTGCCACTCCCCCGGTAGATTCCAATACTGCATTAAGCTGAGCATGGACTTTTTCGGCTTCCATCGCCGCTTGGACGGATTGATAAATCCCACTCCCTAATGCGACCGCGCCTGCGGTTGCCGCTGCAAGGCCAGCCGTGACGATAGTACCGCCAACCGCAGCCATGCCTGTCAAACCGCGTTCTAGTAAGCCGGCTTGGCGTTTAACTTCTTCGACACCCTTTATAAACCCCGCTGCATCGGTGGTTATCCTGACAACCAGCGTAGCTAAATCAGTCATTCGTATCTAATGTTTCGCGCTTTTCATTCTGTATTTCAGCAAATACATACTCGCCACGCCGAACCAGCGTCCAACCGAGATCATGCCTAATCCAAGTCATGTCTTCGATTTCTATTTGATCTAATGCCGTTACCTGACACCCACCATCCAGCCATCCAGCAACGGATAGGATATTGGGCTCAATGTAGTAAGGCAAGTCTTTCAGCAGCTTATAAACCTTCATTTGTCTTGGCATCTTGCAACTCCTTTAACATCCTGAATACCGCTTTTATCTTTTCTGCCAACGTTGCATGATCTACTTTCTTTTGTTCAAATTTCGGCATAAAGTCTTGTGGCGTATAAGGCTTTCTGCGCTTCTTACTATCACGATGCACATTGGCAATTGTACTGGCGATGATTCCTGCCCGTAGATCCGCTCGATCCTCACCAAATGGCTCCAGTTTGAAGTAAGCCATCCATTCTGCAATCTCTGCTGATGTTAAATCGTTCAGCAAACGATCTACGTGCGGTTCGCCTATCGCTAACGCTAGCCGATAAGCGAACCGCCGTGTGGGGCGTTTTTTAGGTTATCCGCCAATGCATCAATTTCCGATTGTGTAAAGCGCGACAATCGCATTGCTACCTCAAAAATGCGCTGCAACGCAGAAGCAGATTTCCTTCCAAGCAGTTCTGCTTCTGCATCGCTGAACATTCGATTGCCGTCCTCGTCAACAATCGTCATTGCACAGAGTTTTGCTCGTAAGTTGCTCATCTCAACACGCACACCGGATTGCGTTTGTTTCAGGATTGCTGCCTCGAATGCGTCCCGTTCGGCTGCAGTCAGACAGCGCACCCGTACAGTACCGCCCCATTCCGGTACTTCAACGTCTTCATAAACAAGATCGTTTGCTTGCAATATCTCTTCGCGCTTGAGCATCGTTACTCCTTATGGCGTGATGGTGACCGACCCGCTCAGCTTGATCGTGATTTGCGCAGTTAGCAAGCCTTCTACCGGTTCGGAGAGTTCAAAGCTTGTCACATAACCGGAAAAATCAATTTGGAACGCTCCTGGATCGGGCAAGATCAATTGGAAATTGCGCTTGATTCTGTTCTGCATCGAATGCCACAAACTACCAGCAGTTGTTGAGTAGTGAGTGCTGTCGGCAGGGTCAAAAGCAATCTCGAAGGATACTTCGCCGGCATCCAGGAGGGTTGGCACATACTCACGCCAGGTTGAGCCGTGATGACTGGCATCTTCAGTACCCAATTCAAATGATGGGCCCGAAATATCCTTGATCTGACCAATGGCAGTGAATACTTCTGGATTTGCGCCATTGCCGATTTTGATTACAGTACCAGTTGAAGTTAAGACAGTCATACTTCACTCCTTTCTATCCATAATAAACTCGTAAATCTATTCTGACCACATTGATTTCACCGTCGCGGGTATAGTCATCGCGCCGGTTTTGAACAAACACGATCAAGTCATTTATTTTTTTTCCATCCAACGCGTTTCTAATCACCTCCTCAACTTGTTTTGCCTCATTGTATGTCTTAGACAGACAGGTCAACTGAATTAATGAGACCTCTGGCTTGCGAACGCCATCCTGAACGTACTGTCGTATGCCACTTATCTTTTGGTAAGCAACCGCGGGCAATTGAGCATCTTGCGGAACGACAAGCGGATAAATCCTACCGGCAAGGAGCGCATTGACGTTCGCGTCATTTATCAGTGCATCACGCAGTACTTGCTCAACGCTCACCGTTACTTCAAAGCCTCCCGTATCACCTCAGACATAACACGTATAACCAAATCTTTTTGCGATTCCAGAGCCGGTCGTAAAAACGGTCTCGCTGCCATACCGGGATGATTTACTTTATTTGTGATAACCAGTCCGGCATCGCCTTCAAAGACAAGTGGATCGCCTTCAATCTCATGCGGCGAGGCGCCGAGTTCAAAAAACCGCCAGTACCATTTATCCTTGTCAAAGCCGATAATTGCTTCTTCTGAATCGATTTTGGTTTTAATGCTTCCAGGTCGTGGAGCCAACCGATCGGCTTCATAACCTACAATTTTTGCTCCAGCATCAAGCGCAGCTTTTTTCCGGGCATTAACTTCTTCTTTAGTCAATTCCAGCTTTTTATATAGCTCATCCAGTCCAGATATTTGAATGTGTAATTTAGCCATTTTCTATTTCCTTACACATCAATTCGATTTCTTCATGCTTCTCCAAAATGTCGATTGGTGGAGAAATTATCTCGAATACTCTATTGCCATAAATAACTCTCATACCGGCTTTGATATTCGCCAGATACCGAATTCTGATCCGATGGGTCACTTCAGCTTTTTTTTCAGATGCTTCAATGTACTCGCGCCCACGCAAGGGTTCAATGCTTGCCCAGACGGTTGCGAAATCCTGCCAGACATTGATTTTCTCGCCGTAATTATTCTGGCTAACAGATTGAGTTTGTAATTTGATCCGGTGACGCAACCATCCTGCTGGTGGCATTTCAGAATATCCACACTCTATAGGGTGATAATAACGCTTCAACAGCCATCGGCAATTGCATGATGTTTGCACCGCGTTCTACCAATACAGCTTCCCTGTTTTCATAGTAATGCCCGGCTAGCAAGCGTATTGCATGGCGGATCGGTTCGGGTACGCTGACACCACTGCTGCCATAGCCAGCGGTAAACGATATTTTCACTCCGCCATACTGATAAAGTTTTACCGGTGGAAAACTTGCCCCATCTGCAAGCCATAATCTGCCAACATCAACCGCGTCATATCGATAATCCGTAAACGGTAGTTCTGTACCGTTTTCGTCTCTGTATTTAATTTGATCAACAGAGATCAACGGTGGTCGAGGGATATTCAATATACCCTCCCACCAATCATCGAGATACCATTCCCATTTTTGAAGAATGAGAGCCCTGTTTGTTATCATCTCTACATGCTGGCGCGCAGTCTTAATGATCAATCCGAGCAGATCGTCCTCTACAGAATGATCAATGCGCAGATAGAGTTTAAGCTCTGCAATAGTTATCGGCTCAACCGCCGGTGGTTCCACCAGTTTGAGCATTCTTCCTACTCCGCTTTGTGATCGTCTTGACTACCGCCGTTTCCGGTGGTTCGATAGTTCTTGATTCTGGTTCGGCTTTTCTCAACATGATTAGCAGTTTTGCCGTATCTTCATCCGTCTCAATGATGTTTCCGGCTTCTACTACAACACCATTGCAGACTGTATTTCGCAATATCCGTATCCTCATTTCGCACCTCCGCATCTGCCAGCCCCTATTCAGGGGCTGGCATTAGCTGGTCACAGTTGATTAGGTAGTCAGAGCATCAAGCATTGCAGCAAAGCTCTCAGGATAACGTACCGCAATGTCCACATCTTGCAGTGCAACAACCCGGATAGTGCCACTGGTTGATTGGGTATATGGATCAACCATAATGTCAAGCGTGCCCCACATACCAATCAACAAGTCATTCCAGTTACCGAAGAAGATCGCACTGCAGACGCCGGTGGACGTCCCCTTGTCCAGGTCTGAGCGAACTTGGTTGGTAACGTAAGCTGGATAGCCGTTCAGCGGTGTGTTATTTGATTCCCAAACCATTATGTCGCCATAGGTTGGGGTTCGCTGCGTAACCTTAAGCTTGCCCCGCACTTTCGGATTGGTCATATACGCCAGAGCGCCGATGTCGGCATTATCGATTGCCACTTCGGTTTCCAGCTTGACAATGTGTTCCCAAGTCGGGGCAGCTCCGTTAGTCCCGCCAACTACACTACCAATCCCAGTAGTGTTGGCAATACCACGCGGCTGATTACTCGCACCACTCCCGTGCAACGCTGCATAATCGATCGCAATCGCTAGTGTTGCAGCCAGGTCAGAACGTACTAACCGCTCTACATCAACGCTGGATTGCAGTAACAGCTTGCGAGTGATGTCGGTAAACGCGCCAACGGTTTTGGGGGACATCGCCACTTGGGCAACCGCTAACTGGCTTTCAGTGGGTGAGTTACCTTCAGCAACCCAGTAGGCCGTCGCACCACCGCTTTGCTTTGGGATGGCAATATCGCCTACAAGTCCTCCCAAAACAGTCGCACCGGCTCGCTGAACCATCATCTTATTACGAAGCAGATCGATGAAGGACTGGCTAAGCAAGTCGGTCGCAACAAGGTATCCGCCTTGTGCGGGAGTGCCTTTGTTCAAATCGCGGTATTCCATCCAGTCTAATGGCACAAAGAAACCACGCGGTTCTTTACCCAGCTTCTTAGCCGTTGCCTCACTGGCTTCATATTCCAGTTCGGCGCCTTTCCAATTGCCATTTACGATTGCGCGAATTGCACGCACAAGCGAGTAGTTTCTCAAATCGCGCTCTCCCATACCGATCTTCGCGTCGCTGTTCTCCTGAACGTTGCGAACAGCTAGTTCAAATAACTTTTCACGGCGTTCGATTTCGGCGTTGAGATACTCGATTTTCTTAATCAACTCGTCATATTCTGCACTTTCCGCTTCGGTAAAACCGCGATTTTCGGCATCTACCACATCAAGCAGTGTTTGAGCACGCTTGATCAGTTCGTCTTTTTGAATTTTTAACTCACGAGTTCGGTTCATAATATCACCTCCTTAGCGTAAATAGTTTTAGTTTTCGTTTTTTGACATCCAGTTTCTCACGCTCCTGCATGAGAGCCTGTCTGTCATCGTCTGATTGCGCTTTGTCCTCCTGGACATTGCTGCGAACCAGACGATATTTCATTACATCCCGCGCTTGCGCTATAGTTTGCGGATAGGCCGGGAATGTAACCACACTGACATCATATAACCGCCCTACATTGACAATTTCTCTCCGTAATTCGCCGTCTTCTTCATACCAGCGATCGCCACTTTCCGACACCG